AGAAGGCGCGTCGTTTCTTGATAGCCCAATCCAGTCTTGCGTGCCACATACGACAAACTGGGGTGAGCATTGGCATGGTGCACAACGTCCGCATAGCGTGGCTCGATCTGCTCTGTGCTTGTGTGTGTCATGGCTGCTCTCCCTGCTTGTGCGGGGCTGTCATGGTCTTTGCCTTTGCCATCGAACGCTCTGCAGAGGCAAGAACCTTACGCGCCTTTTCGACCTCCTGAGCGCGTTGCTCCAGCAGGCAGGCATGGGCCTTCTCCCATGTGTCATGTGCGCTATGGCTCAGTTCAAACATCTTCGGGTTGCGCCGCTCAAATGCCGTGAGCACGCGATAGCTGATGTGGTTTGTGTACTTACTGGCGATGAACACCTTTGGATTCGTCATGCTCATGGCTGCTCTCCCTGCTTGGCTGCTTGGGTGGCGCGCTTGTCTGCAATCTGGTTTGACAGGATCAAAGCCCAGTTGTCGGAGTTGTTGAGAACAACCGGGCCCACATCGCCGTCAATGCATCCTGCCTCTGGCTGAACGGCCACGGAATCAAGGACTTCGCACGGAACTGCAATCGTGCTGCGCCGACTGTTGTAGTAGTCAGGCTCGGCGAGAACTGCATCCAGGCCGTACTTTCCAGCCCACGGCAAAGGCCATGCGTACCCGCTGTTATCTGGTCGCCATACCGTGATGAACTTGCTGTCTGTGCGCGTGTGCTTGGTGCTGACGATATAGCAGTCCATCACGCACCTCCCTGCTTGGCTTGGGCTGCAAGGGTGGCGGATCGACCAGCAGTTTTGCCGCACTCAAAAATCACTTCGTCCCGACTCATATCCTTGCTCGACGCGAAACCTTGGCAACATGTTGGACAGTAGGTGATCAGCGCATCCAGTTTTGATACGTGCTCGCGCCACAGGGCGGCATCCTGCGCATCCATCCCCTGCGCTGCTGGCTGGGTGGCGGCAAGGGCTGCCCGCGCCCGCCATGCTGCCCATCCGAAATCATGCGCAGCGCCGCACGGCTTGATGCCCAGCCAGGCTTCAAACGCTGCTCGCTCATCTGGCGCTGGGGCGGCTGCCTGCGCTGGCACTCCCTCTGCGGGGTGCGCGGGGGCGGTGATGCCATTGAGGATTGCTTCCCATGTGCGCTGCGCTCGCTCATGCACTACGGCTGTGTCACGCTTGTCCCCGGCTTTGAAGCCTGCTGGGTATCCACCGGACACCCAGGCAAACGCGCTGTCTGGAACCTTTATTGGCGCCAGCTTCCAGCCTTCCGGCACGGCGGCCTGCACTGCCTGCGGTGCTGGATACAGCTTGGTTCCGTATTCCAGGTGCTGGAAGTCGCGCAGGAAATTGATAGCGCGCTCGCCAAACTCTGCTTGGTCGTGGCTTGCGCTCACGATTTCTGCGATGGCTTCTTCCTGCGGTGCTGCTGCCTGCTTGCGCAGCGGCTCCACGCTTGCGCCGATTTCGTCATTTGTTTTCATTGTTCAATCTTTCGCGCCGCAGCGCATTGGCTCAAGTGATAAGCGAAGCTCCCGTGCAGCATGGCCGAAGCAAGCTGGTAGACCTCGGAAGCTTCTTCGGCAGTAGGGTATGTTCCAAGAGCGATCTGCCTTCCGTGAATCTTCAAGCGCGCCCTATACGAAACCTTTGTTTTCCCAGAATAGCCAACACCCATAGGCAGATCGTGTTTCGGACGGGTCGCAACGGAGTTCCGCTTGTTCTCTGCGATAGTTGCCTCTCGTAGGTTCATCCAGGAGTTGTTCGTTTTATTCCCGTCAATATGATCGGTGCAGACTTCGGGCCAATGCCCCGTCATGTAGAGCCAAGCAAGACGATTTGATCGATAGGACCTGCCGTTGATCTGGATCTTTTCGTACCCATCAACGCCAACCGCTCCTGCACGCTTCCATGGAAGAAATCGAGAGTGGTAAGGCGGGTTTCTCCAATAGAAGACGCCTCCAACGTTGTCGTAGTAAAGCGCGTGCTTGAGTTCTTCTTGAGAAATCATGGTCACTCCCTGACACTCGCGCGAAGCCGTTCGACCCCACCTGCGCCGATTGCTTCGAGCTGTGCTTCCAGCTCCGCAATGCGTTCTGCACATTTCGCAAAAACTTCGCTTGCTTCTGTAAGGTAGATATCTTCGTCACTGCCTTCTGGAGACAGGGCGCGGATTTGATCTGCTACGAATCCAAGACGCTTGGCATCAGAAATCAATGCTGAATTTTTCTCATCGATCTGATGCAGCGCCTCTGCTGGCTTATGAGTACCTGCGCTCACTACGCATCCTGTGCAAGTTTTTTCCATTTCATTCCCCTTGTGGTTGATGGCTCTAATGTGCCACGGCATCAGATCAGTGGCAACTACCGTTCGTCGGATTAGTGCTGTTTGAAAGCCCGTGCCGGGGCCGGTTCGCTCGCGCCGCCGTGCTTCTTTGGGTTGTAGTCCTCGCGCCACTGGTCATAGCGCGGGTCGCGCTGCATTACTTGCACTTTGACTGTCTTGGGCCAGACTACGGGCGCGTTCTTGACTGATTCTTGGATGGTGTGTTTGTTGTCTGATTTTGGCTTTCGTGTGATTGTCGCCAGGTGCTTAACTGCACTGATTCCGCGACGCCACAGCCAGCGCCGAATAAGGTCAGAAGTAACGTCAAACTCTTGCGCGATCTGCGTGCATGATCGGGTCTTTGCCTGCTCGATCACGTACTCGCCGTGCGCGTCCCAATCTAATGTCTGTTTTTCTGCCATATCAGCAATCCATCGAGAAAACGTGTGTCACTACGCCAGAAGCCGTAGGGATGAGGTATTTGTCTGTGCGGGTGTCCATGAGGTACTCGCTTCCATTAGGCAACCCTAGCGGGTAAATCTCGCGCATCTTCGGATGCAGGTCGGCCCAATCGAATTCAACGCCCAACTCCTTTGCAAGCAGCAGCAGGTACTTTTTTGAAATGCCAAGATTGCTTGCGACGACGCCTTCTGTAAAGAATTTGGCATTCGTCTTGATGTAGTCAATCATCTCTTGGTCTTTTCGGTACGCATCAAGCCGAACGTCGCTGAATTCCTCCGACATTTCCTTGATGTTGTCTAGCTGCTTTTGCAAAAACTCATTGCTTTCGATCAACTGTTTGATGATCTTCGATGCATCAATGCACAGCTTGTGGCGCGCGCCGCATTCGGTGGCGGTCGTTTCCTTGAGTAGCTGATTGGCGATCTTGATTGCCTTGTCGTTGGTTCGCATTCACTCCCCCTTTTCTTTGTTGAACTGCGCGATTAGCTGCTGCGCGTATTCTTGCGCAGCTTTGCACTTTTGTTCAATCCTTTTTTCAATCGCCAAGTCGCGCTCAAACCACACTTGCGTAACGCGCTGCTTTAGCGGGATGCCGTGCAGGTTGTGAATATCTGGATTTTCCCAATGCGGCATCAGCTCCGAAGGCGTGTCAACCATGCAATACGCTGTGCCCCACTTAGGTAGCCCTGTCAGAAGCATGTATCCCCGGTTCTGCCATTCGTAGCCAGCCTTGATAGCCTGGGCGCGCGCGATGCTTTCCACCAGCGGAAACTGCTCCCACGACCAAGGGCATTTTGTGTCATTGCCGTGGTCATCAGCGATCAGGTCAGGCTCGCCCGTGAGGAAGTCATTGTTAAACCGCACAGTGTTCTTCGTGTACAGCTCCCCACTGACTGCGCTCAAAAGATCAATTGCCACGCCTTCCTGCATGATGCCCTTGCGCACTTCCCTGCTTCCAAGCTCCGGCTGGTCGTAGTCAAACAGATGGCGCTTGACCATCTGGTGAATATGCTCCTTTGCACCGGCTGACAACGTGCGCGCCATGACTGCATCCAGCATTGCCACCTGTTCGGGTGTGCGCTTCTTTGATGCCAGCGCCTCTAGCTCCGCGTCGCTCATCGCTTCACGTGGATACGAAACAGGGTCAGCCATGATGCTTGACAGGCTGGAGCAGCGAATTTTGAACGTCATCCCTGCTTCTCCTGTGTGATGCCGTTATCAATTCCAGAACCTTTGCAGAATGGGCATTCGTCAGAAACATACCCGTCTTGCGTAAGTCCTCCCACCAATCCAACTCCACTGCATCCACTGCATTTCTGATTGGTGATTCCGTGATACTCCTCAACTTCACGTACCAAGTCTGCAAAGTTCCAGCCTTCTTCGTCATGGTTTTCGTTTAGCTTTTTAAATATCTCTCGCAACTTGTAAGCATCAAGTGGCACGCGCTGTGCTTGGGACGCCTCAAGCTCCTGCACGCGGGCATGCAGGCGGCGGAGTTCTCGCGCGGCTTGATGACACCTGTTGGCCTCCAGGTTGTCAGCCAAGCGCAGCGCCTCTGGTTGTTTTGATTGATTCATGCCTTCACCTCAACATCCGTCACGTCCTGCGCCTTCAAGTTCATTCGGTGGTCAACAACTGCCGTTTTGAACTCGGTGTGAGCAGCAAGGTCTTGTGCGTACTTGCCCTGGTTCGATTTCCAGTACGCAAGCGCCTCTGCATCGGTCTTGGTCGCGTACACGCCAGCAATGTCTGCCGATGGGTCTAGCTTGCGCTCAGGAGCTTCTGGCGCGCTGTTTTGCGCGATGCCTTCGCCGCCTTCGTTGTTCAGGTAGTGCAGTGCCTTGTCCAGTCGCTCGGTCTTGGGCCAGTACTTGTGCGCGCGGTGAACCACAGTTTTCTTAAACATCTCCCCTTCGTCTGTCACCCATGGGCACGACTTCTTTTTGCTAATCCACGCCTTCCATGCGTCGGAACGGTCGCGGATTGCCAGCACCTCATCAGTGCTCATGGCTTCGGTGAGGTAGTCGCCGTCTGCGGTCTTTACCGACACGTACACGCCGACAACCTGGCCGCGATCTTTGTCAAACGGCTTGAACTTGTGGACCGGCTGTTGGTCCAGCCCTTGCAGCTCGAAATGGTCCTTTTCGTACACAAGCCTCGCCTGCCCCCAGCGAATAGAGCCGGATTCAATCGCCAGGTGCAGCAGGCCGATATGGCTGATTGCCAGGCAAATGCCTCCCTTTCGCGGGACAAGGTATGCTTTTTTTTCCGCAGGGTTCAGCGTGATACCAATGGCCGCCACGTTGGTGATTGCATCGGCCACGCTTTGGCGGTTGCCCAGCGCGATGTTTTTTGCATAGTCGTTCGCTGACAGAATCTGCAAAGCGAACTCAGCTTCTCGCGCAAATGTGACGCTTTTGTCAACTTGCACAGCCTCGAAATTAGTCTGCAAGCCGTAGATCACTTGGTCGATTGTTACTAGCTGACCCATATCAATCTGCCTTAATCAAGCTGTTAGGAACTTCGCCGCGCATTGCATCGGCCAGCGCGCTACGTAGGCGCAGCTTTCGTTCTTCAAGCATTGCCTTGTTGTGCTTTGCGCGCTCAAATTCGGCGTTGGCTGCCAGCAGCGCGACTTCCACTTCGTAGTGCTCGGCCTCGATCAAGGCGCGAACGGTTGGCGGTTGTTTCTTGAAAAACATTGCTTTCCCCTTGTGTTTGTGAGCTTCTAATGTAGCTCATGTTTTGCGCCATGAGCTACCGTCTGTCGGTTATTTTCCGGTTGCCTTGGCGATGGCAGCGCGAGCATTGTCTCTAACCGCCATCCAGCGCTGAACGTCATCAACGCCATACACATCAGTGAACGCTTGCAAAGCCGTAAGCATCTCCGGCGCAGCAGCCATCAACTTGCCGTCTTTGGTTGTCACTCCGTCACGCATGACGCATACAACATCCTCATTTGCATCAACGATGCTCGGCGCTTGCAAATCATCTGTGTATCCAAATTTCCACGGCCCTGGCGATGTTGGGAATTCCATAATTTTCTTCTCACATTCAGATGCCAAACCAGATCAGCGCCGCGAACCCAGCCGCGACGGCAACCACTGCCAGCAAGTCCTGGCGCTTGCGCTGCTTTGGCGATGTGTAGTCAAGTTCTACGGGTTTCATTTCAATCCTTTGTTGGAGGTGGTGGAAGATGCATCCAGTGGGTCGGGGTTAGTGGGTCGCCATCGTATTCATAAGAATCTGGAAACCATCCTTTTTCAAAATTGTCATAAACTGCGGCGATAAACACGGGCATTTTGTAACCGCATCCTCCGTTACACAAAATTGAAGTGCCATCCTGTGGCGCGGTTTCAATAGATTGCCATTCGCTCATATAGCCTCACTCTGGTGTTCTTCAGTTGGTTGGAGTAGCTTGCGCACCTCTTCAGGTGGAATCGGTGGCGGATAGCTTGGTGGTGGTTGGTATTCAAACGGGTTCATTGTCTGGCTTCTCCAGTGGGCAGATTGTCCAGTGGTGGTCTTTGGCTACAGCGCGGGCCAGTTCTTCAAGCAATCCATGCGCAGCGGGGCTTGCCATAAGCTCTGCGAACTTGGTATACACGTCCGAGTTGCCCATGTACGCGATCAGCGATTCGTCTGGATACATCGCGCTAGACATGAGATGGTGATGCCACTGTGTAGGCTTCAATGCCTTGAACTCTGCCAAGATCACATCGTAGGCGCGCTTTTCTGATGCTTCGTTGGCTTCGTCAAAAGCCTCTTGGTCATCCATCCAATTCGCCGCGTCAACTTCTGGATTTGCTGTGTAGTAGCTCATTTGCTTTCCCCTGCTTTGATAACAATGTCATTCTCTCCAACGCGGCCAGCAAGCACAAGTTTTATCCGACGAGCGGTAATGTTCATGCACTTATGCACCTCGCTGTGTGGCAAGAAAAGCATGATTTCCTCGACACAATCAATCAGGTCGAGAAGCTCTTGCGCGCCTTTTTCGTCAAGACGCATCGGTTGTTTTGTGCGCAGACCTTCATTCCACATCGCGCCGAGCGTTTGAATGCCCGTCTTGATTAGCCCATCATCATCTGCTAGCGGCGTTGGCTTCAAGTCGCAACCTTTCCACACGCCGCCGTTGTGCGTGATGAACGTCTCGCCCATGTTGACAAAATCGAACAGCGTGCGCACAGCTTCGATGCGCGGCTCTTTCGCTTCGGCCAGGCGCTGAACTGCGCTGCGTGCCTGCATAGCCAGCGCGTTTGTATGGTGCGCTGGCATTGGTTTGCGTGTTGGATGCATTGCTTCCCCTTTGTTGTGATGGCTCCAATGTATCACCCAGCCACGACAAAACGCAAATACCCACATGCGCCACTTGGCTATGCCTTGCCGTGGCAATTTAGCCATGCACAATGCAGCCCATGAACACAGTCGAAACCATCCAGCGCATCGAGAACCTCAATGAGTTTTCGCGCAAAAGCGGCATCCCACGGCGCACCCTAACGCGCATCAAATCTGGGCATGCTCCATTCACCAGCACGGCCATTGCTATAGCTCTAGCGGTCAAGGCTCACAAACCAAAGATGAAAGACAAGCAATGACGCGAAATGCTTTTGACATTCCGGCGAAATCCCTGATGAGCTGTACTCGACAACCTCCAGCACGTCCGGTTAAATTGAAGCCTAACCAGCACATCGTTATCACTTCCGGCGCTGCTGCAAAAGCCGATGCAGCAAAACAAGCGCGTATTAAGCACGGCACTTTGACACAGGGGAACTAAGATGAAATTGGTAGATATTTTGGCGCGAGAACTTAATGAATGGCCGCTACCAGAGCATGAATACGTTGTTCAAGAAATTGACGGAGAGTTATTTTTCTACAAGCATCGTGAAGACGCAAAGGTTTCCGGTGGCGGCGTATGGCACGGAGCTGGTAAGGACTCCGCGTATCCGACTAAAGAAATCTTGTTGGCCTCAGCCGATGATTGGGATACAGCCGTTGTCAGAAAATCCGAATGGCAATCCGCGCGCGCTGCCTACCTTGCCAGCATCCAGCCTGCGCGCGACCCTGAGATTGCGGCAGTAGTGGACAAGCCATCCAACCCATGGCGGCGCAACCGTGGGCGCAAGACGCCGCCTGTGCCAGTTGGGACGCCAGTTGACGTGAAGTACCGGGACGGACATACAAACTATGGAACCAAGGCTGGAGTATTTATGGATTGTGCAGGCTCTAACCCAAAGAGAAATGCAAGTAGTTTTGAAATTGATGGTTTTCCTGCCGACATCATGCAATGGCGCTACGCCGAGCCACAGCAGGAAAAGCCAATGGCGCAAACCATCGATCAGGTGATTGATAACGCAGAATCAGCCGCTTCCGAAGCGTTCAACCCGATTGCACTGCGCGACGAATTCAAGCGCATCACTGCCGAGGGCGCAGAGTTGAGCCAGAAGATGGCAAAGCTGAACGAGCGCATGGAAGAGATAGAGGACGCGCTGCGCGCAGAAGGCTTCGCCCTGGTTGATCCTGAAAAGCACAATGCAGACTGATTTGATAAATGCAGACTGATTGGAGAAAAAATGATTGATTTGGAAAAATTGAGAATGAAAGCTATTGCAGGCAATTTTGCATCTGGAGATGTGCTTGATCTGCTAGACATGCTGGAGTCTGCGCAGAAAGATGAGGCGCGCATTGCATGGATGCAAGAGCACTATCTTTGTGCCGACTTCCGTTATGGCGAACCAGCTTGCGAAGTGATCGTCATTGAAATGCCGCGTGGCTCACGTGTGTGTGGCGATCTGCGAACAGACATCGACGCAGCCATGCAATCCTGATAAAATAAAAGCGCGCTGGCAGTAACTGGCGCTCTACTGTGCAGAGGTTCGCACCCAAACCACAGCAGATAACGCCACAGCAAGAAAGCTCTATAGCTTGCTGTGATCCTTGAATCATTCCCTTGTGGCGTGGTGATTTAAAGGTGTGCGACACAGCAAACTATAGAGCTTTTTTGTTAGGGATTGGAAAATGGAAAATTCAGAAGCGCTAATTCAGTACGTAAAGTTTGACAAAGAGAAGTTCCAAGACAGCGTAATGGGTGATATGGCACTAGGAAACGTAGATTCTGAGATAGCAGAGGAATTTGCAACAGAAATTATTGACATTATCCTGAATGCCAATAGCAATGTGCCGAAATATAGAAAAACATATCCACCTCAATCAGAGTTAGATGCTGTATTTCAGTATTCAGAAGATATGCGACGCTGGGCCAGAGGAGTTCTGGCATTTGTTAACAAATACGACAACCCGACAAGAAGAATTCAAGATGCTATCGATGTCTCATTCTTTGCTTCGGTTGGCATGATGTTTGGCGGCTATACTAGGACAGAAGATTCGCTTCGTGCGGCTGATCCAAGAATCGTATCTACATACATCGTAAAAAATCCAAAGTCAGGGCTTATAAAAATCGGTAAATCTCTTGACATTGACAAGCGGTTGAGAACCATATCAACTGGAGCAGGATGCGAGCTTGAGATTCTTGCGATTATTGGAGAGGATGTCGAGCTAGTCCTTCACAAAAAATTCGCCAGCTTGCGCGGAGTTGGCGAGTGGTTTGACGATGATGGCTCAATTGCAGAGTTTGCAAAAGCGCAAAACAAGGTGTCGCTATGACCATACACATCCGGCGAGGCGTGGATCATCGAGCGCATGGTGTCTGAAGGGTATAGCGTTTCGCTGGAGAACGTGTAAAATGTAGTTGCGCATCTGGCGGGTGCGCGCCAGCTTGGCGGCTGGATTTTGAGAAACATAGTACGTCTTTATGGACGCTCTGCACTCTTTTACTAGTTTTCAGGTGTCCGCCAACCCGCAGAAATGCGGGAAGAGCGTCCATAAAGGCGTGGAGCAATTCCATGACCTATCCTAAAGCGTCAAACACGCGACGCTCTAAAGTCTTTTCCAAGACCAAAGGCAAGTGCTACTACTGCGGTTTTGCACTCTGCTTTGAAACATTCCACATTGATCACATCGAGCCAACGTCACGAGGCGGCGTGAACCTGCACTCAAACCTTGCGCCAGCGTGTCCATCATGCAACACAAGCAAGGGAGCCAAGACACTCGAAGAGTGGCGTCTTGTCCGCGGATTCCGTGAACAACACCCTGATGCGCCGGATATGTCTTTGCGCCAAATCCAATGGATGACTGATTGCAAATACACGACAGTTCTTCCACATGTTTTTTATTTCGAGGTGTGCAATGGCCATTAAACGCGCACCAAGGGTTACAGAAAACTTCTACATGCTTGACAAGAAGATCAGCGAAGATCAATCGCTGTCTTGGGCCGCTCGTGGGCTTTTGATTTATTTGCTTGGTAAGCCTGATCATTGGGAGGTTTCTGTAACAAATCTGATCAACCAAACAGAAGGCGCTCGCATTAAATCAAGTCGGGATGCTGTCAGAGCTTTGCTCAAAGAGTTGCTTGATATTGGGTATATCGCTAGGGTTTCAGTCCATCATGCAGACGGCAAGTTTGCAGGATATGACTACCTTGTATCAGAAACAAAAGAGCCGAAGACGGATAACCCGGCGACGGCTAAACCGGCGACGGCAAATCCCCCACAAGTAAGTATTGATGGTTTAGTAAGTAATGAGAGGAAGACACGCGCAGCAAAGCCGCGCTCTCCATCGTCCCTGAAAAGCTTGCAATCCTTCCTTGATGAATGCAAAGAAGCAGGGGTCAAACCAATTTCTGATAACCACCCCATCCGTCAATATGCGCAAGATGCTGGCATTACCTCGGATATGTTTGGGTTGTGTTGGGTGAGGTTCAAAGAAGATCACACCGAAGGCGCGCGCAAGTCGAAAAAGTACAAGGACTGGGGGCAGACTTTTGCCAACTGCGTGAAGGATAACTGGTACAAGTTCTGGTACGTGAAGGATGGCGCTGTGCAATTGTCCAGCGCAGGTGAAATGTTTAAGTCTGCTTTTGAAGCAAAACGAGCTAAGGGCGTCTGATGTTTGAAGAACAAGAATACGATTCCGCAGATTACATGGACCAATGGTTCATACAGGCCGAATACGGCGTTCTGGCGGTTCTTTTGATGAACAACGACCAGTACGATAGGGTTGCGCCTTTTTTGCGTCCTGAGCACTTTTCTACAACCATCGGGCAGAAGGTTTACGAATCAATCGCGAAGGCAATCGGGACAGGGAGCCGTTGTGACGTAATCACTGTTTACGAGGACTTGGAAAGAACCAACCCCAACAACGACATAACGATTGCTGAATTAAGCAGCATTGCGCAGCATGGCGCGACGTCATCCATGTTGATGAAGTACGCCGATTCTGTCTGCGAGAAGGCGAAAGAGCGAGCGCTAGTGTCAGCGATCAAAAAGGCATTTGAGCAAGCGACAGACCAGACGTGCAAAGTTTCAGATCGACTGGCGCGCATTGTTGCGATGCTTGACACAGTGGCCCAGCAGTCTAGCTCAGGACGCGCGCCGGTTCGTATTGGCACATTGATACCTGGTTATCTAGACAAGCTCCAACGCTATGCCGATGGAGAAAGCGTCGATGCAATCTCTACCGGAGTTCAAAAGCTGGACGAGTTGCTTAACGGTGGATGGCGAAATGGCAAGGTTTACGTGATTGCCGCGCGACCATCTGTTGGTAAGTCAGCAATAGCCCAGGCCTCAGCAGAAACCGCTGCACGCGCAGGAATGCCTGCCGCGATGTTTTCTCAAGAAATGACGAACGAAGAAATGGTTGATCGTGCCATTTCTAGAATCGGCGGCGTAAGCATGGGCTTTCACAACAAGCCGATTGGAGATAGTGAACAATTCAATCATGCGCTTGAGGCGGCAACTATTGCAAGCGAGATACCTTTGTTCTTGTTCGATCAGGCGGGTCTGCGCCTGGCTGACATTGCATCTCATGCGCGTGTGTTAAAGCGAAAACACGGGCTTAGGTTGCTGGCTATTGATTACTTGCAGCTTTGTCAATCCGTGAACCCTAGGCTGTCTAGACACCACCAGATCGAAGAAATCAGCCGAGGCATCAAGGTTTTGGCAAAAGAGCTGGAAATCCCGGTACTTTTGCTATCCCAGCTAAACCGCGAAGTCGAAAAGCGCACGCCGCCACGCCCTATCATGGCCGACCTCAAGGAATCTGGAGCCATCGAAGAGGATGCAGACGCCATCATTGG